CACGCGGTGCTCGGCACGGCTCAGCTTGTCACCATACACGCGCTGAACATCAAAAAAACGGTGCGAACGCAGAATGTCCTGAAGCAATGCCTCGGCGTTTTGGTCAATGCGGGCGATCAACCCGTCGGCATCCTGCAATTCCTTGAGCGCGGGTGAATTGCGCACGTCAAAGACCAACTGTTCAAGATCATCCTGCAAGCGCTCCAGTTCGTCCAGGGACAGGCTGGGTTCAGGAGAACCCGGACGGTGCATGGGCGTGATGGCGGGAGACTGACGGCCACGACCGGCGTCTCCCAGTCTGTGGATACGTCCCTGACGGTCACGGAATTTGGTCATGGCACGTCAGTCCTCAATCGTTCCCATGCGGCTTCGCAGGCGGTACCGGCGATGCGCCGCCGGTCAGCATCTGCCGCGTAACGTTCCGCCAGTCCGTCAAGTTCTCCAAGCAAGACGGCAAGCACTCCGGCGGCGTTGGCGGCTGCTTCGCACTGTCCGGCAGGGGCGGGATCATCGGCGCTGTCACGATGGCGGGCAGCGTATTGGGCCGCGATGTCGCGCACGCGCTCATCAGCAGCGCGGCGTTCAGCAGCAGTAATGGCGTCCAGTCGGGTTTGGGTGTCATGGTGGAGTTGCTCCAGGTCGTGAATACGCCGTTGCTCAATGGCACGAACTTCAGTGAGTGCTTCATTCAATGTGGCGGCGTGACGTTCGTATACGTGGGCCAGTTCACGTTCGGCACGGTGGCTGCGGGCGTTGTACCCGGCGAGAAATGCGCCAGTAGCGAGCAGGACGGCGGCGATGGCGACAAAGCGGTTCATGGCAAACGCGGCCCGCACGGGTCGGTTCCATCGGTGCGGTGGCCCAAATCCTGTTTCAGGCGCGCCACTTCCAGATCATGCCGTTCTTTCCTGCGCTGGTTTTCGTCCTCATGCAGGCGACGTTCGATGGCGCTGTTACGGCGCTTGTAACGCCAGGCGAGCAGGCTGAACGCCACCTGGACGCAGAGACCGGCCAGACCGATGACGATCCCCGACAGCGCCGCCAGTTCATTTGCGGTCAGACCACCGAAGACGGCAATCCCTCCCCCTCCCCAGGCGGCAGTGTGGCCGATGTTGGCAATGGTGGAATCGGCGGAGTGAAGCGGCATGTGGGGCATCCCCTGCTGAATGGATGGTTCATGATGACGTCGTGTGTACAGCCATGCAACGGACTACCTGCCGGTGGGGCGATCCTGCAAGTACAGCGTCACGGCGTGCAGTTGCCACGGCGTACTGCCATCCCATGTGAGCTTGACGGACAGCGACGGTGCAGCAAGGGGCATTGGAATGATCTGGCCGGGTACGGTATCGGCTGGCACCGGCCACGGTGGCGTGAAGGCAGCGGGCTGCGACTGGTCGAACCCGACACTGACCTGCATCGCACCTTCGCCCACCACGTCAAACCCGAACAGGCGCTTGGTCATGCCTGGCTGGCCGAAATCCAGCCACGGCCACTGCACGATTCCGGGAAAGTGAACAATCTGACGCTGACCGTTGACCTCGACTTCATCCCCGGTCAGGGATTCATCCACGCGGTGGATGTGATTGCCACTGGCCAGATACAGCACATCACCTGCAATCGTCCAGTCATCGACCGGGAACGGGAACACGTAGCGCGACCACGCACCGACCTGTCCCGGCCTGCCGGTGCTGTAGACAAACGCCTCACAGCCGCCGTCCCGGTTGAACAGCAGCCAGTACTGCCCCATTGCCGGGTGGTACAACCCCAGGGGCGGCGTGCCGGTTGCGGCAACCGCGTCACGAATCAGCGGGTCAACCGGCATCCCGACATCGCCTGCCTGATAACTGGTACTGGCCGCAGACTGCGCCAGCGAGCGCACACCCTGCGAAGTCAGAAAGAACAGGTCATTGGCGGCGGGGGCGATGGCGTGGTGGTGGGTGCTGCCCAAGGGCAGCGCGTCCAGCAGTTCCATATGGGCCGGGTCTTCATCCACCTGCCATAGCTGGAATCCCTCACTGTTGAAGGCGATCACGCTTGAGCGGTACAACCCCAATGCGGCGGCAGGATTGGCTCCATAGTTCTGTAATCCGGTCGGCAGATACCCCGCATCGTTGTCTGACGACCAGTCCAGCGGATTGACCGTGGCACTGTAGCGCACGATATCGCCATCGGCGCAGAACACTTTGGAGGCGGCGATGACGACCACCGGCCCGTGCGGACAGTTGGGGTCATTGATATCGCGCGCAGCGGCTTGCCATGTGATCGTTCCGTCTGCGACCCGCCCGCCGACGTACTGCGGCCAGTTTGGTTCCGTGTTTGCGGACAGATACAGCGGTTCGGCCTTCCAGGTGATGCGTGAGGCGATCAAGGCTTCCCAGATCACATCGCCGTCTGTGACCTGCACGCCGGTGCTCTGCGGCCATGTAGGTTCGTGCGCTGCACTGACGGCGGCTTTGTCCTGCACGGCGCGGAAGGTCAGCCCCGGCGGGGGCGGCGGATAGGCGGAGGTCAAGACCGCCAGCATGCCCGCATAAATCCGGTTGTTGCTGTTCTGCACCGACAGCGCGAACCCGGCGCGCGCATACGCCGCATTCGGCGGGCAGACATCAGTGGCCACGGCTTCTTTCCAGCCTTGTTTGCCGCCCGCGACAAACGGGCCGGCGAAGTGGCGGACGAAGATATGCTCTGCGGTGTACCAACGGATCAGCACATTGCCGCCCCCACCTTTGCCCTTCTTTTTGATCATGATCGAGCCGCGCACCGTGAGCGGCTTGCCCGGCGGCACGCTTAACTGCGATGTATTCATCGCAATCCCGCCCCCTTTACCGTAATCCAGCATCGCGCAGTTCTGGCCGTTGTCGCCGGTCTTGGGCGCATAGGCGACCTGGCCCTCCCAATCCCAGCCAGTATTTCCCTGCTCGAAATTGCCATTGGCAAGGGACACGCTGTAATGCGGCGGCTGCGTGCGCGGTACCACGATATCGCCGGGGCGGTAGGTGCGGTTGGGCTGCCAGATCGGGAAGGCCATGGGTTACTCCAATGCCGTGTTGTTGCGTGAACGCTCGCCGCCACCGCCATAGCGCGGATCCGGGTTGCGCGGCGTGTTGCCCATGCCCGGCGTGGACGTGGCGGGCGCGTCATCACGTGGTGAATCATCGGCATCTTCATCCACGGTCGCATCGGGCACCGCAGGCCAGACCGGTTCCACTTCGCCCGAACGCGGCTTCTCGCCGCTGATCTCTGTCACCACATAGCGATAGCCGTTATAGACGCTCGGCAACACCACATCGCCCACCTGATAGGTCACATCCGGCTGCCATGTCGGCAAACCGTCATGCGTGTTCACCACCACATAGACCAGCCCTTTATCTCCCGTGGTCGGGCGCGCCAGATCGCCCGCCTGATACATCGCGTCCGGCTGCCAGCGCGGCCCGGTTTCCAGCCAGTAGTGCCGGGTGAGGTCATCGGCAAACTCGGCCACCACATACAGGTGCCCCAAAAACGGCAATGCATAGTGAATCTCTTTCAGCGGCGTTTTGCTGTCCTCGTCATCCTCGGGATGCGGCAGCACCTCCACCTTGACGCGCGGGTCGGTGCTGGCCACCGGTACATGCGAGAACACCACAAACCTGCCCTGAAACCACACCAGCCCCTTGCACCCCGCCGGAATGACGTGCGCAATCCGCGTCCCCGGACGGCTTTTCACCGTCTGCGCGACCGTGACATAGCCATTGAGCAGGTCATACAGCGCATCGGGCGAGGCCCCGCCCTTGCTGCGCAGCCGGGTCATTCCGGCCTTGATGGTGGAAAGCGTCTGCTGGCGCATGGTTATACCCGTACCGGACGCGGCAATGGCGGTGGCGGGGACGGCTCGCCGGGGACATAGCGCCGGGTGGTGTGTGTCCCCGCAATCAGGCTGTGGACATAGCCGTTGGCCTGACTGGCGTAGTTGTCCGCGTCCGGGTCGCGCTCGTGCGCCTTGGCGTTTGCGAAGGCCAGCAAAAACACGGCCTCCGGGTCGAGCGTCGTCGTATCGTCATCCTTGACCAGCGGGGCCAGCCCGGCGTGTGCTTTCAGCCGCAGCGTCCAGTCAGCCGTATCCGGTGCAGGCCACACTTCCAGTTGCTGGCGGATGGCGTAGTGGCTCGGGATGCCCGTGTTGGTGCTGCCGAACCACAGCGGGTCAACAGCCCCCAACAACAACCGCCACGATTCCCCATCACGACTGATGCCCGCCCAGGTGACGCGGAGCGGGTCTGGCACCTGCCCGCCCGCATCCACCGCCCCGTCCAGCGCATAGAACCGCTGCCCCTTGGGCATCGGCCAGCGCCACCAGCGCTCGGTATGCAGCGCCGGATAGCGCCGGTACAACACGGTCTGCGCGCTCTGGATGAGATCGTCCAACTGCGCGCCAAACCCCGGCGGCAGCATCCCGGTACTGGCCTGTGCCGCATAGCCCAAGCGCACCGCCAAGCGTGTGCGCAACTGCGCCAACGTCGCCCGTGGCGCAATATCGATCATGGAGCCGTTAAAGTCAGGCATGGGAGCGAATCATGAAAAACCAAAGGCCATGATTCACCCCTTGCGCCGCAATGCAACGGACACCCAGGCCGCCTGCGGCATCTCCCAGAACCGCTGTGCCAATATGCTCAGGCCACGCGGGGTGACGCGCACATGCCAGCCGCAATAATCAGTGCTGATCAATCCGGCAAGGTACGCCCTTCACACAGGGCGCGCTCATCGGTGCGGCGTAATACCAATCCACGCAGTTCCCGGCCATGGGCGTATTTCCAGCGCTCCAGTTCCGCACACGCGCCGGGCCAGTCGTTGGCCCGCGCTTTACGTTGCAAGGTGGAGCCACAGACCACGCGCGGGCCAATGTTGAAGGTGGCCGAGGTCAGGGCGGCTTCGATGTGTGCGGGTTTGGGCATCGGCAGGCAGCGGTTGACGTGGCTGCGGGCAATCGCCATATCCGCCTCCAGCAGCGCGGCGCATTCGGCCTGTGTGTAACGTTTGCCTTCGATGATGTCCTGGCCGGTATGGCCGTAGCAGACGGTGAGGACGCCGACGGCATCCCGGTAGGGGGCGTGGCGCAGCCCTTCCCATTTCATGATCAGCGCCGCCGCCCATGCGCCCGCACCGAGCACGGCAGCCGCACCGATGCCCAATGAGGTTTTGCCGATGGCGTTCACTTCCTTTCTCGTTCCTTGGGTGGTGTTTCCTTACTGCCCTTGCTTTCGGCTTTGGGCTGGCGCTCCTCAATCCACGCCTTGAGATCGCGCGCGCGCTCAAACCTGCGTACCCGTGCCGCATTGGTGGCTGCGTGGCCCGCGAATTTGGCGACCAGCCGCTCAAACGCCGCGCCGACGTCGAAATCCGGGACTTCGACATCGTAGTGTTCGAGTTCCTGCACCGCCCCTTCCGGGTAAGGCGCTTCGAGGATGGACTGCTCATAGGCGGGGACATCCACGCTCAGGGTGGTGGTTTCATCGCGTTCGATCAGAAGGCGGACATGGGGGATGACAGTGGTCATGGGAGGTTCCTTTGGGAAAATGGAAACGGGAGAATCAGGCATATCGCAAAATGACATACAGCGCCGGAGTGACGGCCAGCGCCACAATGGCAATTCCAATGCACACGCGCAGAAACGGTGAAAACTCGCCGCTGACTTCAACTCCGTTGTCATGGTTCATGCGGAAGATTCCCTTGGTATACTTCTTCAATGTCTATTCCTTGCTGGTATCAAGGGCTGGATACAAAACGCCTCGGCAGTTACCCGCTGCCGGGGCGTTTGCTTGTTCAGGCGATCGAAAACACCGCCAGCGAATTGCGCTTGCAGCAGGTGAGGCCGTAGTCCGCAGTGATGCCGAAGTAGTACACGTAGCGGTCATACACGCGCGGCGGGTTGCGCTGTACCAGCCAGCGGCCATTGACCGGGCGCAGCTTGATCGCCTTGGAGTTGAGCATGTAGCCGCGCTTGCTCCACTTGTTGGTGGTGATGCCCAGTTGTACGTCCAACATGTCGAAGGTCGGATCCCAGACAATCGGCACGCCCTTGAACGCCAGCGCCTTTGTTGACGGGTCCACCGTCACACCACCAGTCGAGCTTTGCCCCAGGTTGATTTGCCGCCCGAGCACCTTGAGCGAATCGGCCTGAATCGCGTCGTACATGGCGCTGCCGACCACGATAAAGTCCGGGTTGCCGAGCTTGCCGTAGGCGGTGCACTCGCGGAACAGCTTTTCCATCGCGTCGATCAGATCACCCGTGCCGGAGGTGGTGATGTTCAGCCGGGAAAAGTTGCGCCACCAATCGAACGTCGCCGCATTGATGCCGCCGACCGTTCCCGTATTCGGCGTGAGGCTGACAATCGCATCCAGCCCCGGCACCGCGTTGGGATTGGCGCTGCCGTCCAGGTGCAGTTCCTTGTCGAAGTTTTCCTGAAACCCGTCCCGGAGCGTAGTGAAATTCTCCTTGAGCTTATGCACGAGCTGGATTTTCTCGGCCCCGGCCATCTTGGCGTTCTTGTCATCGGTGAGCAGGATGCCGTTGTTGGCGAGCTCGGTTTCGTTGATGGAAAACCCGTCATGGGCTTCGTAGTGCTGGTACACCGCCCAACGCACGGTATCCTTTTTGTTGTAGGACACCTGGTCATCGCCGGTGTAGTTCTGATAGTTGGAGGCGTTGGTAAAACGCACCGATTCGTTGAACTTGCCGTTCCCGAAAATTGATTCCTCTTTGCGGTCAATAAACCACTTGGCGAGCGGGCGCTGGGTGGTGAACTGGTCAATGGGTTCGTGTTTGGCGTAGGACTGAAGCTGGTAGTTGGCA